ACGCTGCCACGGACGCGATCGAGGACTATGTCCAGCACGTCTATGCGAGGCAGACCTATCAGGAGAAGGTCAACGGAACCGATCACCCGATCCTGATGCTGACGATGACGCCGATCGTATCGGTGACAGAGATCCTATGTGACTCGTCACCGGTGACCGATTATGAGATCCACGACGCGGCGGCTGGCACGCTGTACCGGCAGGTCGGGTGGACTCAATCAGCCTGGGTCGGGTGGGACTCGGAACGGTACACGATCCCAGGCACCGGGCAGAAGATGTACGTCGTCACCTATGAGGCCGGGTACTACCTGCCGGGGCAGACTGACCGGAACCTTCCACACCACATCGAGCAGGCATGTATCGAGACGGTTGTGGACTGGTACCGGGGCAGCAAGCGCGACTCCCAGGTGAAGTCGAAGAAAGTCGGTGACCTCGCCATCACGTATCAGGATGCGCCGACCGCGACCCAGGACGAAGGCGTCACGATCCGTCTGCCGGTGGGCGCCCGGGCCCTTCTGTCACGGAGGGCGAAATGAGTTGGGAGTCTGAGTTCGAGGAGTTCTACAACGACGAGGTGACTCGCCAGGAGTACACCGGGCAGGACGGGTACGGTCAGCCGACCCACGGAACAGCCGTGACCCACTACTGCCGCGTCGTCTACAAGCCGCAGCTGCTGCGCTTCTCCGGTGCGGGCGAAGTACAGGGCACGGTGCGTGAGGTGGTCTCCACGGCTCAGATCTTCGTCAAGTCAATCGTCGGGTGGAATCTGCGCGATAAGGTAACGATGCCGGACGGGACCAGCCCGCCCATCCTCCAGATCGTCACCTACCCGGACGAGGACGGCCCGCACCATGAGGTGATTTTCGTATGAGTCCCAAGGGTGTGAACTTCGGGGTCAGCGGCATCGAAAAGCTGAGGGTCAAGTTCGAGAAACTCGGCCTGAACTTCGATGTCGAGATGGGGCGGGCGCTGTACCTCGAAGGCGAGCACATCATGGGCGAGAGCAAGGCGAAGTTCGTCCCGGTAAAGCGGGGCGCACTCCGCGCCTCTGGTCACGTGCTGCCGCCGCAGAAAGATTCGGCAGGCCCGTTCGTCGTCATGGGCTACGGCGGGCCAGCGGTGAAGTACGCGGTGGTCCAGCATGAACGGCTCGACTTCAAGCACACGGTCGGTCAGGCGAAGTACCTCGAGCGACCGGCGCTGAAACGGGCAGCGGTCATGGACAAGCAGATCGCGCGGCGACTGCGGAAAAGGCTGAAGACCATTGCTGCTAAATGAAATGATCACGCGGCTAGAGACAGCGGGCCTCGGCACGTTCGGGACGGATCTGTTCGCCGGGGGCTTGCCATCAGAACCGATCGAGTGTTGCGCCCTCGTGGAGTACGGAGGCGAACCGCCGCTTCGCAACCAGACGGACGGAGCCGCCCATCAGTCGGCGCAGGGCGGTGAGCGGCCCCGCTTCCAGCTGATGTGCCGGTCTGCTGACTACGAAACAGGGCGCAACTTAATTCAGCAAATGTGGGCTGACCTGGATGGGATCGTCAACGAGACGCTGAGCGGAATTTTCTACCAGCGGGTCGCAGCCCTTCAGTCGCCGTTCCTCCTGGAGCGCGACCAGAACAATCGGTGGATATTCATCGCGAACTTCGTGGCCACGAAGGAGGTCGAGACACCATGACCGAGAAAAAGAAGTCAGCCCGCAAACGGCCCTCTAAGGCCTCCACCTCGACGAAGGTGGTATCAACCGGAGGGAAGCCCAAAGCCAGCGAGGCGTCATCCTCGCCAGCGCCAGCAGCACCCAAGGCCGACCTGTTGGAAGGGAACATATACACGACGGGAACGTGGAAGGGACTCCCGAACTACGAGTGTCTTTTCTGCCCGTTCGCCACAGTCGATCATGTGGCGGCTCTGGAACACTTCGCAGCCGCCCACGCTCCACCTGAGCAGGAGGAGCAGACGATCAACACCGGGCTTGTCGACTCAGGCGGCAAGCCGATCACTCGGGTAGAGACACCCGCCAAGGAGGAATGAGATGACCCAACCACTCAGCTCTCATGGCACGCTGCTCAAGCTCGGCGCGTCTGGCGGTGGTGGCCCGTACACCACCATCGCGGAGGTCGTAGATCTCTCCGGGCCGTCCATCGAGCAGGCGACGCATGATGCGCCCTCGCAGGACATCACATGGATGAAGAGGGTCGCCGGTCTCGTGTCTGCCGGGGAGGTCACGTTCGATGTGAACTTCATCCCCAAGGACTCGACCCACGACATGACGACGGGTCTGCTGTCGATCATCGGGTCGCAGGACGTGACCGGCTGGCAACTCGTCTACAACGACGCGGGCGCGGGTACAGCGTCCCAGTGGACCTTCGATGCCTACTGCACCGGGTTCAATCAGGACGTTCCTGTCGATGGAATTCTGAAAGCGAGCATCACGCTTCAGATCAACGGTCAGCCGACCTTCACGAAGGGAACTTAAACAATGACACAGCCACTTTCATCTCACGGCACGCTACTCAAGATGGGCGATGGCGCAGGGTCGCTCGGTACCCCGTCCTTCACCGGTACCGGGACCGACGACATGAGCCTCGACGGGTCTGCCGTCTATCAGGGCCACAAGGACACGACCTACCGGGTCGAGATCGACGGCACTGGAACACCCGATACGTTCAAATGGTCGAACGATGGTGGATCGACTTGGCAAGCGGAGGGCGTACCGATCGCCGGGGCCGCGACGGAAATGCAACTCGAGTTCGGCATCCTGATCGAGTTCGCCACGACTACCGGCCACACCTCGGGCGACTACTGGGACTTCACCGCTGCCCCGGTCTACACGACGATCGCAGAGGTCGTGGATGCATCGGGGCCGAGCATCGAGCAAGCCACCCACGACGCTCCGTCCCAGGACATTACTTGGATGAAGCGCGTGGCGGGTCTGGTCACACCGGGCGAGCTTTCCTTCGACATCAACCTGATCCCGAAGAATGCGACCCACGATCAGACTACCGGCCTGATGTCGCTGATCGGCCTCCAGTACACGACTGCGATGCAGCTGGTGTACAACGACGCCGGAGCCGGGACTGCATCCGACTGGGCGTTCGACGCCTACGTAACATCGTTCAACCAGGACGTGCCCGTGGACGGGATCCTCAAGGCCTCGGTCACGTTCCAGATCAACGGCGAACCAACATTCACGAAGGGAACGTAAAGGAGGACTCCAATGCCCCTACCACGAGTGAAGGTCCCACTGCGCCTGGACCGGGATAGGACCCTCGTCCTCTCCTTCAATGCTCTGTGCCGAGCCGAGGAAGTGACCGGCATCAACTTTCTGATGGGCGAGTTCACATTCTCATCGGTACGGGTCATGCGGGCGCTCGTGTGGGCCGGGCTATTGCATGAGGAACCGACGCTGACGATCGAGGCAGTCGGTGACATGATCGAAGAAGCGGGTGCGGATAACGTCGCCAAGACGATCATCGAGGCATTCGCTGCGGCGATGCCGAAGGTGACCCCGGAGGACGTAGAAAATGTGGACCCTCCGACGACGACCGGAGACGAATAGACTGGCAGGACTTGTGGGCGATCGGGAGGTACGACCTCCGGCTCAGCGAGGCCGAATTCTGGGCGCTCACGCCGTGCGAGTTTCAGCTGCTGCTGGACCGGAACAAACTCCACGTCCAGTGGCAGGAGTCGATGGCTGCACTTCATCCGATGCTGTATGCAGAGCGGCACCGGGACAAGACGAAACGGCGACAGCCGTACTCGCTTCAAGACTTCACTCTCACGGGCCTCGCGAAAGCGGCCCTCGCTGCCGAGCAAGCGGCGAAAAAGGCACCGCGAGAGGAGGCAGTTTGGAACAAGATCGGGAACCTAATGAGCGCACTCGGAGGCTGATGAATGGCAACCACAGTCGGTGATCTGATCGTCTATCTCAGGGCGAACACCGTCGCCTTCGACAAGGGCATGGCGGCAGCATCGGCTCGCCTCCAGAAACTCGGGAAGTCGATGTCGGCTGCCGGGTCGATGATGACGATGAAGATGTCGCTGCCGATGGCGGGAGTCGGTGGGGCCGCGATCAAGATGGCTGCGGACTTCGAGACATCGCTGCAGCAGATCGTCGGCCTCGTCGGGGTCGCTCAGGAACAGGTCAATGCGTGGCGGGAAGATATTGTCAGCCTCGCGCCGGCGCTCGGGAAGACATCGACGGAGTTGGGCCGTGCGATGTTCTTCATCACGTCTGCTGGTTTGAGGGGCGAGCAAGCCCTGTCTGCGCTCAAGGCCTCCGCGATGGGTGCGTCGGCTGGCCTCGGGGAGACGGCCTCCGTCGCTGATGCTGCGACCTCCGCGATGAACGCATACGGGGCCGAAACGCTATCGGCAGAAATGGCGACTTCTGTTCTCGTCGCGACCGTCCGCGAAGGTAAAGCCGAAGCCGCCAGCATCGCCCCGGTCCTGGGCCGCGTGATCCCGGTCGCTGCCGAGCTTGGGGTCGAGTTCCACGAGATCGGTGCGGCGATGGCCGTTATGACCCGCCTCGGTTTGAACGCAGAAGAGTCTGCGACCGCACTGCGATCGACCCTCGCTACGATCCTCAAGCCGACGAAGCAAGCCGAGAAGGAGATGAACAAGTACGGGCAGTCGATGTCCGATCTCCGCAGGATCCTCGAGGAGCAGGGTCTGATCGCCTTGCTGCGTCACCTCCGCGACACTTTCGGTGACAACGAAGAGTCGATGCAGAAGGTGTTCCGAAATGTCCGCGCCCTGAACGGTGTCCTGTCGATCGTCGGCAAGAACGTCGATAACAACGTGAAGATCTTCCAGTCGTTGGCGAGCACCACCGAGGACGATCTCAACAAGGCCTTCGAGGTCGCCAGTGAAACCGCGAAGTTCAAGATGAATGCGGCCCTGGCCGACATCCAGAACACCTTCATCGAACTCGGGCAGA